AAATAAATGTTTCTTCCATATAACTTAGTTTCGGTAGTCTTAGTGCCGGGAGGAGAGAACCCAAGAAAGTTGTAAAGCTCCAGCAACACGTTTCTCTGTATAGTATCACGGTTTACTCCTATGATCATTCCATTTCCCGGAGGACCATATTTTATTATGTCTAGTAGCTTTATAATTGAGGAATATGTTTTTCCTGATCTAACAGCTCCAACCCATATGTTAAACCGTTTATTTGATTCTTGGATGGCTTTAATCTGTTTATCACTTAGGGGCATTTTTACCTTTTATAGATGCTAGCAATTCAGTTATTCCTGCATCATTTGGAGGTGCTGTGTTTGGGGCATTGTTCCAATCTCTTAAATGCCCCTTTCTATCTATAACTTTCTCAGCGGCTCTTTGGGCTAAACCTGGATTAGTCTTAAAATTAGCCATATTGTATCTTAGCACATATTCGGCTTGGTCTAAATCGGTTTCTGTATTTAATCCTCTGACAGTGTCTATAATTTCCTTACCTACGGAATCTCTTCTATAGTACTGATAAATTGTATCTCTAACCACATTGTAGTGTTCCGCAATTTTTGAGATATTTCCGTTATACTTAATAGAAACAGCCAACATGTCTGTTTTGTCTGGATCAAATTTTGCATATGCCATATTTAAAACTCATGGCCACACTGCGGGCACATTTTTAATTTTTTATCTTCTTCTTCCTGTTCTTCTTCCATAACATCTTCAGGAAGTTCTATTCCTAAATCAGACGCAGAAAACCCCCATTCTATTAGATTTAAATCAATCCACTCATTTGCCAAGATATCGAAGTCCCATTCTCCTGTATTTTTATTTAGCCGTATATTAAGCTCATCAATATCCTTCTCTGTTAATGGGTGTTCTGGTACCCAGCAATCAATTTCTTTATATCCTAAACCTAAAAGAATTTTAATTCTCTGATGCCCTCCGATTATTGTGTTGTCTAAATTAACAATTGGCTTATCTATCAGACCAAATTTTTCTAATGACCTTTTAAGATGGAATGACTGATCTTTTGATAAAGTCCTTGGGTTCTTTGGATGGTCTTTAAGATCAGAAATATTTCTTTTTTCAATTTTCCAGTTGATCATAGGTAGCCTCTTTATTCTTTGAAACTCGCTCTCTACTTTTTAAAACTCTCCATTTTTCAACCTTTTCGCTTATTTTCTTTGGGTAAAAGTCCCATCCTGTACCATTCCACCATCCCTGTTGTGTTTTTCCTTTATCATCTTTTATCATAATTAATTCGAAAAACAGACAGGGATGGTGGAATGGTACAGGATGGGACTTTTACCCAAAGAAA